AGTTTTATTATACACCATCAAAATCATCGTCCTTCGCATCGCTGCCGGTACCGTCGGAGAACAGATCAGCCAGTTCCTTTTCGTCGAAGCCGGTCATGGCGAGGTCGTAGCCGAGGTCTTGCAGTTCCTGCATCTCCACGGCGAGCAGTTCCTCGTCCCAGCCTGCATCCAGCGCCATACGATTATCCGCGAGGATGTATGCTTTCTTCTGCGCATCGGTCAGGTGGTCAACATAAACACACGGCACTTCCGTGATGCCTTCCTCCTTCGCCGCCATCAGACGACCGTGACCTGCGATGACGTTGTACTCCCGGTCGATGATGATTGGATTGACAAAACCGAACTCACGCAGCGAGGAGCGCAGCTTTTTTATCTGCTCCGACGAGTGAGTGCGGGCGTTATTTACATACGGGATGAGCTTGTCAGTAGCGACAAGCTGAAAGTCTGTCGTTGTTTTCATGTGTACCTCACTTCCTGCTGCGGAGTAGCTGCTCCATCATATCGTCCTGCGGAGAGCCGTCAAACTTGGTGGTGCAGTTCTGCTTTACGATATCGAAAATCTCGTACCAGAGCAGATTTGCCTGTTTCTGATAGGACTGGCTGAGCGATGCGAACGGAGATGCGACCACGCCGCCGGTCGTCGGGTGCTTGCCGAGCAGACCGTATGTCGAGAGCGCGTCCTCACACTGGATAAAACGAGCGAACGCCAGCGAGTAGCTTTCGAGCAGTCGCTTGTTCACCAGCTTTTCGCAGCCGCGATTTTTCAGCCATATCCATGTTTCCTTGTAGATTTTATCAGCGCCGAGGGGCTTGCCGTCCTTCTGCCGTGCCGAGAGGTACTCACTGGGCGAGGGCATATCCTCACCAACGAGATCGGCGGCATCATCAAGGTCTGCTCCCTCCAGTGCGGTCGGGTTGAATTCGATGATGTCGGCATCCTCTCCGGCGGCAATTTTCTCGGCGAGGGGCTTCGGCTTGTCGCCTGCACGGACTCTGCGTCCGCCACGGTTTGTACCGTCCTTTGCCATATCATCACCTGCCTATAAAAAATGCCGAAACCACGCGGATTTCGGCTTGTAAAAATATCCGAGGGGGTAATCGGGTGTTTGAACTGCACTTTTTGTGCGTGAGAGGGGGCGGCGGTCTTGTGTTTGCTTTACCGTAGAAAAGTGAATACCCCCATCCGGCTGCCCCCAGCCCGCCCCCCGGTCAATAAGAATATTCCGGTCTGGTGTCCTCGCTTCCGGTTTTCCGGTCGTGACACGGCTTGCATAACGCCCGACCAGTGCATAAAAAAGCACCTGCCGCTTTCACGACAGATGCTCTCATCTTTATTGTGCATCACTTCTGGTATAGAATGTGCTGCGCCCTGTTCCGTGCCTTACAAGCAATCCCTGTTCCACAAGCTGCTTGATTGCATTCTCAATGGAAGCCTTGCTGAGTGTCGGACAAAGCTCCATGACCTCACTTTTGGTAAACTTTCCGATCTTGTTGTAAACCGCACGGCGCACCGTTTCGATTGCGGGCAGCTTTTCATCAACCAGTGCTACACGCTCCTCGAAATCACGGTACGCAGCAAGAATGGTCTGCAACAGATACTTGATAAAAGGCGTGGGATCTTCTGTGTTCTCGTTCCAGCCTTTCTGACACTGCTCCAAAGCATCGTAGTAAAGGTTCTTGTTCTTGGCAATCTTGCTTTCAAGGGAGATATACCTGCCGATCACATAGCCGGAGCGATACAGCAGCAGGGTAGTCAGCAGGCGGCTCATTCTGCCGTTGCCGTCGTTGAACGGATGAATGCAAAGAAAATCATGAATGAACACGGGTATCAGCAGCAAAGCGTCAAGCTCCTGTGTATCAATCATGCGGTTATAGCTTTCACAAATTGCATCAATTGCCGGAGGCGTTTCATACGGGGCAAGTGGTGTAAACAAAACAAACTCCCGTCCCTCTGCATCAGTTGCGCTGATATAGTTCTGGGTGTTCTTGAAAGTTCCGCCAATGCTCTTATGGGAATACTGATACAGATCACGATGGAGCTGCAGGATATAGTTGGAAGTGATTGGAATAAACTCGAAGTTCTCGTGAATCGTATTCAGCACATCACGGTAGCCCATGATTTCTTCCTCATCACGGTTACGGGGTGTTGTCTTATCCCGTACAAGCTGCAGCAGGCGTGTATTGGTCGTGCGGATTCCCTCAATTTCATTGGATGCTTCTGTACTCTGTACCTTTGCAATCTCAATCAGTCGGTCAAGCTCTGCGGGCTTCTGCTTCAGATAAAGCTCCTGTCTGCCCTTGTATTCATGAATCTGCGCCACAAGTCCGATAATCTCACTGTCCCAAGAACGACCTGCAAGTTCACGGTAATCGAAATTTCTCATACCCCCACGCTCCTTTCTCCTAATTATAAATGATTTTAGGCGAAAAGTCAAGCGGTTAGGCATATTTTCTCCTAAAAACTATTATATGTTAGGCGAAAGGAATTATTCAGTAGGCGTATTCCGGTCTGTTGTCCTCGTTTCCGGTTTTCTTGTCGTGACAGGGCTTGCAAAGCGCCTGCCAGTTGGTGTCGCTCCACATCAGGTAGTGATCGCCACGATGCGGAACAATATGATCGACAACAGTTGCCGTCACATACTTTCCCTGCGCCAGACACTTCACGCACAGCGGATGCTTCCGCAGGTACGCCTTGCTGACACGCTGCCACTTGCTGCCGTAGCCACGCTTGGCGGCGGACGGTCTGTCAGGGTGCAGAGGCTTGTGTTCGTCGCAGTACGCACCATCGGTCAGTCTCGGACAGCCGGGATGCTTGCACGGTTTCAGTGCCTTCCTCGGCATCGCCGACACCTCCTTCGGGTATAAAAAATGCCGCTGCGGATACTCACAACGGCTCTATACATATTCTTCTATTATACATTATATCACACATTACCCGTGTTTTCAAGTGAATTGGACTGCATCGGACTGCAAACTTTTCAAGGCTTTGTTGTGGATATAGTAGGCTTGGCGCTTGCTGATAAACATCTCGGCAGCGATCGTGTCCCACGACTTGAACTCCAGATAACGCTTGGTCAGAAGGTCACGGTCGTCGGCATCGTCAACCGCCTTGATGCAGCGTTCCATGTTGGCTATCAGTGCATCGTATTCCGCCTGCGTTTCCTGTATATCCTGTTCCAGCGCCATGATCTTGAAAACCGTGCCTTCCATCTTGCTGCGGTCGGGCGATACCGTCTTCGGCATATCGTTGATGCCGCTGCCGTTCATGCCCTCTGCACGCTGCCGCAGCAGGTAAATTTCGTGTATCTTACGATTAATACGCTTGCGGAGCTGCTCCATCTTGTTCCAGTATTCTTTCATTCTCGTACCCTCGCTTTCACGGCTTTCATCATCGCCGCCTGTGTCTTGTCCTTGTTTTCCAGAACCTTCATGATGTCCTCGTCGATCGTACCCGCCGCCACGAGGTGGTGGATGACGACCGTTTTGGACTGCTGCCCCTGTCGCCAGAGACGGGCGTTGGTCTGCTGATACAGTTCCAGCGACCACGGCATCGTGTACCAGATGATGGTGCTGCCGCCGGACTGGAGGTTCAGACCGTGACCTGCGGAAGAAGGCTGAATCAGTGCGACCGGGATTTTGCCCTTGTTCCAGTTGGCGATGTCGGCATCGGTCTTGATCTCCCGGCAGTCGAAACGCTCCATGATGCTGTCACGCTCATGCTTGTACCAGTAAGCAATCAGCACCGGTTTGCCGTTCTGCGCTTCCAGCAGATCTTCCAGTGCGTCCAGCTTGTGCGAATGTATCCGCACCACGCTGCCGCCGTCGGTATAGACCGAACCGCTGGCAAGCTGCGTCAGCTTACCGCACAGGACACCTGCGTTTGCTGCCGTTATGGAATCGCGGGTGAAATCCAGACACATTTCCTGTTCCATGTCTTTGTAGACCGTCGCCGTCGCTTCATCCAGTTCCACGGTATCGGCGGTCATGACCAGTTCCGGCATCTTCAGGTGGTCGGTGGTTTTCATGGAAATGCTGATGTCGGCAATCTTGCTGTATATCTGTTTCTCTGCACCCGGTCTGGGAGAATAGGTAAAGCCGTTCCAGTCCGGGGTGAAGTAGGCATCGCGGTACTGCCCGATTCTCTTGCCGAGGCGTTCTCCTTTGTCAAGCAGCCGGAACTGCGCCCACAAATCCATGAGACCGTTGCTGCACGGTGTACCCGTCAGCCCGATGATGCGCTTCACGAAAGGACGTACCTTCCGCAAAGCCTTGAAGCGCTTGGACTGATGGTTCTTGAAGCTGGACAGCTCGTCGATCACCACCATATCGAAGTCGAACGGCATCCCACTGCTTTCGATGAGCCACTGCACGTTCTCGCGGTTGATGATATACAGATCGGCTTTCTGCCGGAGAGCTGCAAGGCGCTGGTCGCGGCTGCCGAGAACCAGACTGTAGGTCAGCCCTTTGAGATGATCCCACTTTCCGATTTCTGCCGCCCAGCTATTCTTGCATACACGTATC